ACAGACACATTTGACGAGGGATAGAACATGGCTTTACAAAGTGTAGGAATAGGAAGCAGCGCAAACGATGGAAATGGTGATACCCTTCGAGCAGGCGCAACTAAAATAAACGCTAATTTTACAGAGATATATGCAGCACTTGGAAACGGCTCAACTCTTACCGATCTTATAGATTCCAACGGCGTTATAGATGTGAGTTCTGGGGCTAATAAAATTGTATTTTATTACAGTGCACTTAGTGACTTACCAAGTGCATCTACATACCATGGCGCTGTGGCGCATGTGCATGCGACTGGGGGACTGTATTTCGCGCACGGAGGAGTGTGGATTCGACTTAATGATGAGACAACTGGCCCTGTTACTAAGTACACAGCAGGCACAAATGGATCGTCTGCGTATACCTTTACTGGCCCTGGCGCTACGTCTGGGAACAATCCAAACTTTACTTTTTATAAAGGTCATACCTATCTTATCGACAATACGGCTAACGTAGGAAGTCACCCTTTGCAGATTAGAACATCAAATGGTGGATCTGCTTTCACGACAGGTGTTACAGAAAACTACAACTCAACAACAGGATTGACACAATTTATTGTGCCTCACGAACCCTCCGATACATCTTTAGTGTATCAATGTACAAATCACAGTAGTATGGTAGGGAATATAACTATTGTTTAACGCCACAACTTTAAGGAGACTAAAATGGCTATGAAGAAAAAAGGTTACGCCAAAGGTGGCGCAATGAAAAAGAAAGGCATGGCTAAGGGCGGTGCTATGAAAAAGAAGGGCATGGCTAAAGGCGGTGCTATGAAGAAGAAACCAATCGCTATGAAAAAAGGTAGCAAGCTTAGAATGGTAGAGAAGAACGGAAAGAAAGTTCCATTCTTTGCTGCTGATGGCGTAGGTAAAATGAAAAAGGGTGGTGCTACTAAGAAAAAGGGCATGGCTAAAGGTGGCGCTGTTAAAAAAATGGGCGGCGGCATGATGAAGAAAAAAGGCATGGCTAAAGGCGGTGTCGTTAAAAAAGGTGTAGGTGGAAAAACTGTAAAGAAAAAGATGCCAAAAAATTTACATCGTAATCTTTCTAATCCAAACGCAGGTAGCGGTAAAAATAGAGACGGTATCCCATTATCAAAGATAGGAAAGGCTGCTCCTCGTAAAGCATTTAGACCTATGACAAAAGCTGAATTAGAGAAGTCACGCGCAGATAAACGTAGAGCGGAAAGAAAAAAATCAGGCCAACTTTCTCAAGCAAAAAAGACAGCAAAGAAGACAGCCGTTAAAGCAATGGGCGGTGGCATGATGAAGAAGAAGGGCATGGCTAAGGGTGGAGCTGTGAAGAAAAAAGGCATGGCTAAAGGAGGAGCCATGAAGAAGAAGGGTTACGCCAAGGGTGGAGCTATCAAGAAAATGGGTGGTGGCTCTATGAGAAAGAAAGGAATGGCTAAGGGTGGAGTCATGAAGAAACAAATTGGTGGTAGAATGAAATCAAAAGGAAGAGCAAGAGGGGGAGTAGCTCGTGGTAGTGGTGCAGCAAGGCCGCAGAAGTTTACTCGCAATGGGTAAGAATGGCATATTTGCAAAGCAACATACCACATTTCAAATGTTGGGTTCGCCGTGAATATACTTGTAATCACGAGCGTTATCATGGCGAGTTCCTTCATGCGATGGCTATTGCGGTAACAACGATGCCTAATAGGTGTCTAAGCTTTCAGGTTATATTCACAGGATCTGAGGCTGATGAAGAAGGTGAAGAGAATGTACACGGTGGTGCAATGTGGGCTAGAATGCCAATAACTGCTTTAGTAGCTGATGAGCCGCTAGAGGATTGGCCTGAACCTATGGCGGTGCATGACGCGCAGCCTTGGGATTGTTCAGCTTATAATCACGCCGTGTATGTTTTAGATAGAGCAACTCCATGTCCTTGGATAGCTAAGATAGATGGTAATATGTATGCAGCAAAGTATTTGTTTACTGTTGATTATGCAGAGAGTGAGATAGCAGATGACCCTGCACAGCATAAGCAGAGTCATGTAATGCAATTACTTGATGCAGGTGAATGGACAGGTAACGTAGTGGCACTTCCAAATAATCGTGTAAGAGTAACGCATCCTGCATGGTTTGAAACAGGCAAAGGTGCTCCTGACTTCATGCCATCTCAGCATATACATTATTCTAAATCTGATTTAGACTACACGTTAGATGTAAATAGAGTGTTCGATAATCTTTATAATGAGGCTGAGGAATGAATTACGCTGAGTTACTACAGTCTATACAGGACTTCACAGAGAATAACGAAACAACTTTTGTTGCAGAGATACCTACCTTTGTGAGGCAGGCAGAGGAACTGATATACAGAACTGTAATGATTCCAGAGCTTAGAAAGAACGTGACTGCCAACATGACTGCCAGTGATCCATATGTTGCTAGACCTGCAGATTTTTTAGCCCCATTTTCTTTTGCTGTAGTTGATGGTAGTAGTAATTACACTTTTCTTATTGAAAAAGATGTTAATTTTATGCGTGAAGCATACCCTAACCAGTCAACAACTGGGCTTCCAAAATATTACTCAGAGTTTGATGGAGATGTAACATCACCAAGTTCTTCTGGTAACTTTATAGTAGCCCCTACACCTGACACTACTTATTTAGTTCAATTGCACTATTATTTCGATCCACCATCAATTGTTACTTCTAGCACTTCATGGCTAGGTGACAATGCGGAGCAGGTTTTGCTATATGGTAGTTTAGTAAATGCATATATCTTTATGAAGGGTGAGCAAGATGTTCTTGCAATGTATAAGGAAAAGTTTGATGAAGCTATGGGGCGATTATTAGTATTAGGTGAAGGAAGATTAAAGAGAGATAGTTATCGTGATGGTGAGCCAAGGATAGATATGTAAATGTTTAAAATAGATGTAAGCGTTCCTAAAGATGAGTCTTTAGTTCAAGTTAACACAACTCATAACAGGGGTTTGACTCCTGACAAATTGTCTGCACAATGCGTAGAAAAAATTATCGCAGTGTCAGACTCAGCGCATCCAGCAATCAGGGATCAGGCTCGTGCCTTCTCTAAGCATCTGGAGAAATTGGTGGCCTACTATATGAGGCAAGCTATTCACAGTGACCGTACAACTGTGTATAATGCCCTCAATGACGCAGGTCATCCTGAACTAGCCGAGCTTATAAGGAGAATGTAAAATGGCATTTAGCGGCAACTTTATGTGTACATCGTTTAAAAAAGAACTGATGACTGCAACACACAACTTTACTACATCAACTGGTAATACTTTTAAATTAGCTTTGTATACTAACAGTGCTTCATTTACCGCAGCAACAACAGCTTATACTGCTTCTAACGAGGTATCAAATTCTGGAACGTATTCTGCGGGTGGAGGTACTCTTACAAACGTAACACCAACAACATCAGGGACTACAGCATTGACTGATTTTGCGGATCTTACATTTACATCTGCAACAATCACGGCTCGTGGCGCTTTGGTTTACAACGATACAGCGTCTGGTGATCCAAGTGTAGTCGTTCTTGATTTTGGTTCTGACAAATCATCAACCTCTGGGGATTTTCAGATTGTTTTTCCAACGGCTGACGCAAGTAACGCGATTATCAGAATTGCTTAAATATGGTTACATTAGCCAACAGAGTTAAGGTTGCCACAAGCACCACTGGTACTGGTACGATAACGCTTGGTTCTGCGGAAACGGGCTTTCAAACTTTTGCTGATGGTGGGATAGCTGATGCGGATGTTGTGCGCTACACGATTGAGGATGGCGATGCGTTTGAAATTGGCACTGGCACATATACCGCTAGTGGTACTACGTTATCTAGAACGCTTACTCAAAGCTCTACAGGCTCACTGCTAAATTTATCTGGTAGTGCGGTTGTGTTTATCACGGCTGCGTCAAATGACGTTATGACTTGGCAAAGTGCTTGGCCTGATGATCCTAGTGCTAGTATTCAAGGGAATATTCCGATTGGAGAAAACGCTTTATCATCTGCTGTAAATGGTATGTATGGCACAGTTGCAATTGGAAAAAACGCAGCAACTGCTTTAACAGATGGAAGTTATACAGTTGCAATTGGGCTAGATGCCCTAAAATCTGCCACGACAGGCGGTAACAATATTGCGATTGGATATGCGGCAGGTGAAGATTTAACATCGAGTGGAAATGTTGCTATTGGAGCGTTTTCCTTAGACGATCAAACTACTGGCGGCAGCAATACAGCGGTGGGCTATGCCGCATTGTCTGGAACTGGTACTGGCGCTGAAAATACAGCTTTGGGTGCTTTTGCAGGACAAAACCTTACAGATGCTAGTGGATGCACATTTATGGGTTATGATGCAGGGAAAGAGGTAACGACAGGAAATTACAACACTGCATTGGGTAAATCGTCAATGCTTGATAATACAACGGATAGCAATTCAACTGCTGTTGGATATGCAAGTGGTCGTGGTGATCTGTTAACAGGTGGCACTTATGTTGGCTCTTTATCAGGTAATTATAATAGTAGCAGCAAAGATTATCAAACCGCTGTTGGCTATAATGCAATGAATGACTGTAGTGGTGATTACTCTGTGGCTGTTGGCGTAGATGCACTGTCTGACGGAAGCCACCTTAGCTCAGTAGCAGTTGGATATGATGCGTTAGGTAGATATTCCACAAGCAGTCCACAGTATAATGTGGCAATTGGCTATGAAGCAGGGGCTAGTATTTATAGCGGCGATAGAAATACAATCGTGGGTTATAGAGCTGTGGAAAGCTCTGCCAATCAATATTATTTAGTCAATTGCACGGTCTTGGGTAATACTGCTACTGCATCAGGTCAAAGCGCAACAAATGAAATAACATTAGGTAATAGCGACATTACCAGTTTGCGATGCAACGACACGAGTATTTCTTCTCTTTCAGATGAACGTGATAAGACAGCCATTGAAGATTTACCGTATGGTTTGGATTTT